GGAATAGGTAATCGACCCGGTGCCCTTGAAGCGGATCGTGTAGTCTCGTCCGCTTTCGACCGTTACTGTTTGCGTTGCCCCAATCGCACTGCCTAAAAACAGGTTATGCAGCCGCCATTTCAGCACCCCGTCAGAGTCGATAACAGTGGCAAGGCCAGTTGCATCGCTGGTCATCAGGTCGGATAGATTATGTGATACGTCAGTCATCTTATGCTGCTCCAGCTAGGAATTGGTTGCTTGCCGCGTCCATGACAAAATACGGCACGACGCCGTAAAGCGCGCGGCCTTGCAACTCAGGCGTGCGGGTCAGGTATTGATTGCTCGGTCCATCAAGAACGAGATACGGTTTGACGCCATACCGAGTGAATGCAGCGGTGCCCGTCGCGCGCCCACCGCCTGCGCAACCCGATAGGCTAAGGTCGAGCGATAAGCCGATCATTAGAAAATAGCCACGATGCTGGTGGCCGTCGTGCCTGTCGCGAACACAATCTTGGCCCGCACTGGCAAAATCGTTCCGGCACCGATACCAACGAACGTAACGTCAGAGCCGAGGGCCGTCTTGATTTTCACATCCCCGGCAACGCCGATATACAGCGCGCGAGCGTCAATCTCGACTGTATCGCTTGGGGTGACAGCCGCCGCGTCTTGGCCGGGGTCTCTTGGAGTAATGTTAGCCATTAGAATTTGCCTTCCCATACGCGATAACCCGCGTTGTCTGAATCCGAAAGTTCACGCGCCACAACGTCCTTCATGGCCTCGTTGTCCGAGGGGTTAACCCCCCATTTTCGCGCCCACATGCGCCACTGAGCCATTGGAACCATCCCCACTAGCTTTTTTTCTCGGTCGCCCACGAGGCCGCTTGACCGCAGGGCCTTCGCCTTGTCCAGAACCGGGTTGAAGTCGTGCTTCTGCTGAATCAACAGGTGCCCGTCGTCCACCGTCACTCTTTCGGCTATTTTTGACATTCGCTTTCTCCAGCCGGCCCTCAAATTGGGCTATGTCGCCATCAAACTCAAATAGGTCGCCGCGCAGATGCTTGATCCCGGCCCAGTATTGGTTCTGACTCAAAACTTTTACGAGCATATCGCCCCCGTTGCGTTGTTAGGCGGGCCATTACAGCCCGCCCAGATTGTTTTAGCTGTTTGACCGCCGCCTTACGATGTGGAGCAATCGGCAACGATGCCGGATGCTTTTTCGTTTTTGCAAACGAGGGTGAGTTCGGTGAGAACCTGGCGCTTTTCGTTGTCGCCAGTTTTCGCCAGTGCTTCGCTCTTGGTCGGGCGAAGGTTCGCAACGCACCACATATCCGACTGCATGACGAACACGTCACGGCTGCGGTTTTCGCGGGTCGGCTTGAACGTCACCTGGCCCCATGGGGTCACATAAACAGCCATCGCGTTGATGACCTTCTTGCCATCCGCCGAGATAGTCGCTTGCTGGTTGTTGTTGCCAACAAAGCCCAGTGCAACGTCCATCTGAAACGAGGAAAGCATGACTGTATCAGGCTTGCCGCCAGCGTTCCAACAGGATTGCAACACCGTGTCGGTGTCTGCCTGCGTGAATGCTGTCTGCGTGCCGTCTGTGCGAGCGTCGGTGCCGTCGCCAGTTGGGTCAGACCCGTCCGCGTTGTTGCCGACGTTGGTTGTCAGCCATGCGGGCGCACCGGCCAAGCGGCGCGGGGTCGCAGAACTGCCAGCCGATTTGGCTTGGTTGGCGAACAAAGCCTTCTCGATGTCGAGCTTTTGCTCTTTGCCGACCTTCAAGATTTGGTAAGCCATCTCGCGGGCGCGCCCAGCTTTTGAAAGGCCGGAGTCGGTGCCGGAAACAGTGACCGAGTTTTTGAAAATCTGCGTGTACGAACCCAAGCGGGTTGTTGCAGCGCGCGCCTCGGCAACGGTGTCGTCGCCTTCCAGATGCGCGTTGTCAGCCGATGCCCGCAGAGCGTCCGTCTGCCATTCGTGCAGCGTGTTGGTCGCTTTGACCTTGGCGCACGACGTATAGAACGGCGTTTCCTCTGGGTCGATGTTGTAGATCATGTCAGACAGATCCTCGCGGATGCCCGCAAGGTCGTAGCTGTCTAGTAAATTGGCTGGTTGTGCCATGATGAAGCCTCTTTAGCTTTGGTTGACTAGAAGCAGGTCCACAAAGTCGTTGATGTTTCCCGACTTCTTGGCCCGCGCCATCTTACGTTTCCGCTCAGTAGCTTGTGGTTCGGCGCGCTTGGCTGTCGGCTTCACAGACTTCGGGGAAGTCGGCTTTTTCTTCGCCGCCTCTGTGCCCGATTGAAGCTCTCGCCACCGCATTGCATCGTGGAGAACCTTGACCGTCCTTGCGTCCTTGACGTTCGCCAACTCATCGGGGCTAAAGCCGAAAGCCTCGCCCGTTTTCATCAGCTTTGTCTTGAGCGCCGTGCCCTTTTCGGGGTCGGCAAACTCGGGAATGGCTTCCTGCAAAAGCTTTGCCTGTTCCGCGACGAAGCTTTGCTCTTGCGCTTGTCGTTGCGCAATTTGCTGTTGCCTCATAGCAGTCAAGTTCTGCTCTTGCGCCTGATACGCATCCGACTCCGCTTGATACTTGGCTTGCGCCTGCATAAAGCCAATCGGGTCCGTCTCCGCAAGTTTCGGGTCGGGCCGCTGGGGGGCGGGTGCCAATCCGTTGGTCTTGTATTGCTCCACAGCCTGAATAAACCGCTGCTGCTCGGCTTGAAGGGCCTGCTTGTGCTGTTCGACTTGCTTTCGCGCCTCGGCAGCTTCCGCCATTCCCTTCTGGATATAAGATTGCCCCGAAAACGAGCGCTTGAGGTCCTCAAGGGTAACGCTCTGTTCTTTGCCATCTACTTTGACAAAAAAGCGATCCTCTGAACCGGCGTCGTCGGGTTCGTCCTCATCCGTCACCGCCTCGGCGGTGTCTGCGTCGGCATCCTCGTCGGATTCTTCATCCTCGTCTAATGCCTCAACAGGCTCAATCTCCGCTTCTTCCTCGGCTTCCACTTCGGGGGTGGCCTCGGTTTCCTCGGAAACTTCCTCTGTCGTCTCTGGACCGAGCAGGCTTTCGACAGCCGCCTCGATTGTTGTGTCAGTCGCTTGCACGGTGCCGACCCTCGCTCTTTTCCTGAATTTGCGCGGTGCTGATACGCCCCCGCACTTCGTCAAGAATGGTTTCAACAGCGCGGATGGCCTCATGTGCCTCCGCAATGTCGTCTATACCAGATTTAGCGTTAGAAAACACCCCCGTTGCGTCCGCGCGGATTGTGGCCACAACATCTAGGAACGTCTCGTCAGCCAAAAGCCTTTCAGCGGCCAATCCACGGCGAACAACGTCAACCATTCATCGGCCCCCTCGGCATTGCCTGCTCGGCTTTGAGTTGGGCGATATTAAGCTGCGTGCCGTATTTCCCCATCAGGTTGGCGGCGTCAACGGCAAGGTCTTGGGCCATCTTGTCCCGCGCCAGATCATCCGCTTGCGCCATTTCCATGATTTTGCGTTGATGCTCGCCCATGGCTTTCTGCGCGTCCAGTTGCATTTTCTGGGCGTCGGTCTGTGCTTTGACTTGGGCCTTCATCTGCTCCGCTTGCAAGAACGCTTGATTTGGGTCGGAACCCTGTTGCGTTTGCTGGGCCTGTTGTGCCTGCTGCATCAACAGTTGCTGCTCGGTCTGTGGGTCCATTGGGTTAAGGTAGCGGTCCACGTTGTAGACGCCCATCAGGCGGGCCAGGTCGGCTTGTGCATTCCTGATACCCGTCATTGTGACCATGCCGTTCTGTGGGCCGTAGCCCTGCCACACGCCCATCTGGAATTGCTGCATAGCCTGCAATGCCATGATGCGCTCGCCATGCTGACCAGTCCCAAGCCCCACATTCGCCATCATGTCCATATCGCTTGTCCATGATCTCGGATCTACCGCCACGAACTTGCCGTCGAGGCGCATCATCGTGTTTTGATCGGGATGCTGGCGCGCGAGTTTCGCGATAGATTGAAACAACTGCTTAAAGCCACCCTCGGCCAATGTCCGCGCGATCAACTCGGCCACGGCGCTTGCCGCTTGCACCGCAGCGTTAACCCCCGCCGCTGTCTGCGATTGCAAGGCATCAGCGTCCAAGCCCATGCCTGCGCCTGTCACGCCCGTCTTGGCGCGGATGGCCTCGTCATACATCTGCATCGCAGGTAGCGCCATCGTGGACCCGTTGCCCAAGGCGAATTCGTGGAACACCTGCGCCGGCGGCACCTTCGTTTGAATGATTGCCCCGATCTCGTTGTTAAGCACTTCCTCCATGTTCACCACGGCGCTCTTGTCCACCGCCATGCGCGGGGTGAGGCTCATGGAAATGCTGTCGAGCAATCCACGCAAAAGAGAAGTCGCCGCGTCTTGGTCGTCGGTGATAATCTCGACCAGAGACCGGCCAAAGAATGCGTGGGGCTCGGGGTCCACCTCGAACACGGAAAATGGCAAGTCGTCGCAGACTTCCCGCTCAAGGATTGAGTAATCCTCGCCAGCGCACACAAACTTGTAGCGCTTGGGAATGCCCGTGCCCTCGATGTCCATCCGCATGTAGGCTTCGGTGATTTGCACCTTGCGCATCGACGGGTCGTTCGCATCCTCGTCTTGGTCGTCAGAATCCCAACCCGTGCGTGCGAGTTCTTCTTCGTCGTCTGACGTGCCGCTGGTTGTGCCGGAAAGTTCATAGACTTCCTCGAAATCGAAGCCCATCTCCACCAGGTCGCCCACCCGGCCCTCTGTGGAATGACCGCATACATAGCAATCCGCTATGGACGTGGCCGAGCGGTCTACAATGTAATCTTCTGGCGCAACCGATGTAACCTTGATCTCGCCCTTTGAACTTTCCCGGCTGACCTTCATTTCAAAGGTGCCATCCTCGCCCTGCTCAATCTCAAGAACCTCAACTTCGGGATCTTGCTGGATTGCCGCGACTTGCTCAATCATCAGGCCGGAATACTCGTCGAACTCAACATCTGACTGCTCGTCATAGTAAGCCTTGGCGATGCCAACCTTCTTGACCAGTGCGTCATGGAAAACATCGCTAATGATGTCAAAGCCGTTGTTGAGGTTGAACACATATTCAGCATAAGCGGTCGCCTGCTCGGCTGCATCAACAGCGTCAGGGCGGCGCGGGATAAATTCAACAGGCTTTTGGCCTTGAAGGAAAACCCGCATCAACGCGGGCTTAACAGCCCGAACGGTATCACGGCATTTCGTCGCCACTACGTTTGAGCGGCCTTCCTCGTGGCTTAGGTTCACGCGCCCGTCGAAGTATTTTTGGGCCTTCACGCGGGCCGGTGCGACTTCACTTTCGATGAAATCCACCGCTTCCTTAACTGCACTGGTTAAGGTGTTCTGAACCTGTGTGTCGCTGAGTTTGGTCGGTTTCATGTGCTGTAATCCTATTGGGCCAACAAGCCGCCAAGCGCGCGAAACATTTGCTTGTCAACAAGGTTGGGGGCAGCGCTTGCGCTCTGTCGCATAAAGTAACTCTGCCCCGGCCCAGACGCGACAAACGCATTCCGAATGGCTGGCGCAGCGGCAACACCTGCGCCGATGGCTGTCGATGTTATGGGGTCGAGACCAAGCCCGAAGCCCGCCGCGAGGCCCGCACCCGTTCCAGACGAGGCGCCCGCACCCAAAGCCCGCGCGGCAAGGCGGGGCTGGGTGCCAGACTGCGGGAGCCTCGGCATGGCAACAGATCCGGCCTTTGCAAGGCTTGTGAGTTCACCCGCGCCTTGAGCCATATTCCTGCGCCCCATGACCACGTTTGCAGCCGTGCGAAGCGCTTGGGGCGTGATGATGCCCGAATTGGCGTCAACGCCCGCGCGAGCAACCGCCCG